TGGGAGCCGGCGACGCCCGAGGTCTTCCGCGAGGAGACCGTCGACGGCAACGTGCGCCAGAACGGCATGCGCTGGCGGGGCGCGATCCCCGTCGACGTCGCCACGACGCCGCTTCCCGCGGAGAACACCCCGACGTGGTTCCGGATCACGGGCCTCGACGGCGTGACGGCCCGCGTCATGGGCGGTCCCAACGGCGCGCTCTGCTCGCTCGGCCGCTCCGGCCCGCGGGCGCTGTCCGAGGGGAGCGCCCGCACCATCATCCGCTACACGTTCACCGCGGCCACGACCGGCGACGGCATCAAGGCGGCGACCTAACCCTGAGGACCCATGGCAACCGTCGGATTCCAGCAGATCCGCATCTCCATCGACTTCGACTGGACCCTGGAGACGGGGACCTGGACGACCGTCCCGATCGACGAGATCCTCCTCGACTCGACGGACGTCCTCCCGAACCCGACCGTCCTCGAGTCGGAGATGGCGGACAACAGCTTCTTAATCGACGCCTACGAGTGGTCGGGCAACATCCGCCACCTCATCGGCGCCGCGGGCATCCCCGCCGTGAACACGCCTTTTTGGATCGAATTGACGCCTTTCGCGGGCTCCGCGATCTTCATCGGCGGTCCGAACGGCATCACGGGGTCCGTCGCCGAGACGGGCGCGCGCTCCATCCGTGACGGGCGTCCGTACCTCGACCTGATGTACACGATCATCGCGGCGGCCTACGCGGACATCGCCAAGGACGTCTAAGAGGCGGCCATGCAGGCGCGGCTCCGATCCCCGATCACCGCGCGGACTCTCGTCGCGGCCTGCGGCGTCCTCGGCGTCTCCGTGGACGTGGCGATCACGACGCGTGGCGCGGCGCTCCTGGAGGCGCCTGTGGGTCCCGACACGGGGCGCGACCTCGAAGCGCTGTCGTACTTCACGGTGTCCAAGCGCCGCACGGAATCGCTCTCCGAGGACCTGGCCTTCGGGCGCATGCTCGCGGGCGCTGTGGCTGCGGGCGTGGCGGTCGCCGTCGACGACGCCGCGCGCACGATGACCCCCCTGTGGGAGACGTCGGGGGTGCCGGCTCGCGGCAAGACTTCGCCGCTCCTGAAGGCGCTCGGCGGCCTCTCCCTCGGCGAGTACCGCGCGGCGCTCGACGCGCCCCTCGGCGAGGTTCTCTCGTGGTTCCACCTCCAGAACCTCCACGCCATGGACGCTGAGGACGCCGAGGACCGGACGCGGAGGACGCGATGATCGTCCGCCACCGCCGGCATATCGAGACGCGCACGTGGAAGGTGTTCTGCGAGGCCCTGGGTCTCGACGCCGTGCGCACCCTGGCGGGCGACTTCGAGGACATCCGCTACCCGGGGGACCGCGAGGCGTGGCGCGTCATCCGCAGCGTCACGGCGCGCCCGAGGTGGAGCCTCGCCCGCACGTGGCGACAGAAGGAGCTGCGGCCCCTCATCCTGCGGCTCATCGCTGCCGAGACGATCCGGATCCAGGTGGCGCCCGTCGAGGACCTCATGCCCGCGCTCCGCCGCGCCCTGTGGCGAGCCCGGTGGCTCGTGGCGTCGGCGCGCGCCCGCATCCTGTGGAGGAGGGCATGGCAGAGACGGTAAAGGTCCGATACGAGATCGACTCGCAGAGCGCCGAGGTTCGCGTCGAGGCGCTGGAGGGCGACATGCGGGGCGTGGAGTCGCGCGTCAAGATGAGCGATTCGGCGTTCAAGGCGTTCGCGGCGTCGGTAGAGCGCGTCTCGGCATCGCTGCGCCGCATCGGAGACCGGATGACGCGGACGCTGACGCTGCCACTCCTGGCTGCCGGCGGCGCGGCGGTGAAAATGGCCGCGGACCTGGAGACCGAGTTCTCGCGGATCGAGAACCTCGTCGGCATCACGGGCGACAGCCTGAAGGAGCTTCGCGACGGCACCCTCGCGATATCGCGCGCCACGGGGCGCGGTCCCGGCGAGCTCGCGAAGGCGCTGTTCCTGGTGACGTCGAACGGCCTCCGAGGCGCGGAAGCCCTGCGGGTGCTGGAGGCTGCGGCCAAGGCGAGCGTCGTAGGCCTCGGCGAGGTGGACGTGGTGGCCACGACGCTGCTCAAGGTCACGACCGCCTACGCCAAGGAGGGTCTCACGGCGGCGCGTGCCCTGGAGCTCATCGCCGGCGCCGTGCGCGAGGGACAGCTGGAGACCACCGAACTGGCGGGGGCGCTCACGAACGTGACCGGCTTTGCGGCCGCGGCCGGCGTGTCGTTCCGCGACGTCGCGGCGTTCGTCGCCACGTACTCGCGCCAGGGCAAGGACGCGGCGACCGCGACCAACGACCTCCGGGCGCTCATCGTGGCGCTGGCCGCGCCGCTCGCGGAGGCCAAGAAGAACACCGAGGGCATGGCCATCGGCATCGAGGACGTCTCGCGCGAGCTCCGGGAGAAGGGCCTGATCCCCGCGCTGCTCCTCCTCGAGAAGGCGACGGGCGGCAACACGGCGGCGATGCGCGAGTTTCTGCCGAGCCAGGAGGCCATGCGGGGGGCGCTCCAGGTCCTGGGGTCGCAGTCCGAGGAGCTGTCCGAGATCTGGGGGCGTCTCGGTCCCGACCTGGACATCGTCGAGGAGGGCTTCCGGAAAGCGAGCCAGACGGCCAACGAGCGCTTCCGGCGGGCGCTCAACAACGTGCGCATCGCGGGCATCGAGCTGGGCGCCGAGCTTCTGCCCATCGTTGAGAAGATCGTCGACAAGGTGGCCGCGTGGACGAAGGCGTTCTCGGAGCTCGGCGACGGGACCAAGAAGGTCACGATCGCCGCGGGGGGCCTGCTCCTCATCCTGGGTCCCATCCTCTCGACGCTCGGGCGGATCGCGGCGCTCGTGAAGGGCATCGCGACTGCGTTTCGGGTTGCAGCGCCGGCGGCGCTCCTCTTCACGAGGGGCATAGCGGCTGCGCTCCGGGCTGCTGCTGCGGCGGCGCTCCTCTTCGCGAGGAATCTCGCCGCGGTGCGGGCGGCATCCCTGGGCATTGCCGGCACCATCGGGGCCTACACCGTAGCGCTCTACGCCTACGCGAAGGCGGGCCACGAGGCGAAGGCCGCGACCGAGGACGCGACCGGCGCCCTCGCCGCGTATCAGCGGCAGATCAACCGCGCAGAGCGCGATCTCTTCGGCCACCGCCGCGCGCTGGAGGGGATCGCGGTGGCGCTGCAGCCCATCTCCATGCACGCGGGCGTAGCGGCCGGCGCCACGGGTGAGTACGTCAAGGCGCTGCAGGCGTGGGTCAACACGGAGCGCGAGCGCCAGGGCCTCGCGCCCCTCGATTTCAGCGCGGTCGCGGACGGGGCCGATGACGCCAAGGCGTCGGTCTCCGAGCTGGACAAAGAGCTCGAGAAATGGATGGAGACTCTGGATTCCGACGGCGAGCTCATGCGGGCCCTGGAAGAGGAGTCGCGCGAGATACAGAGCCTCATCGACGAGAACCGCGAGGTCATCCATAGAATTGCGGCACAGCGGGCAGAGTCCCTCGCGAAGGGGAAGCCTGCGAGTGTCGACCAATCGAAAGTCGGCGGGGACATCACGGACGACGAGCAGGCGGCGATCCTGGCCAAGAACCAGGAGCGCATGACGGCCGCCGAACGCGAGGCGCAGGCCATCGTGGACGCCGAGGCCCGCAAGCGCGAGGCCCGCGAGGAGACGCTGAAGTCCATGCTCGGATCGGTGGACACGGAGATTCGCACGATCCAGGACGTGGTGCAGGCCACGATCGAGGGGGTGCGCGCCATCATCCAGGCGAAGTTGGCGGAGACGATCGCGAAGTCCTTGGCCGCCGCCGGCCCTGCGGCGCTCTTCCTGGGCCCGGCGATCGCCGCGGGCCTCAACCTCCTCTTCAACAGCCTCCTCTCGGGCCTCGGCGTGGGCAGCGCCCGCGCCAGTGGGTCGGGCGGCGGGGGAGGCCAGATCACCGTCGGAGGCTCCGCGGGGTCGGGACAGCGCGTGTCCGGCTCGATCGCGCAGGCGCCGTCGCCCGCCGCCTATGTGCCGGCGATACCTCTCGGTGCAGGGATGGGTGGTGCGCCCATGGACACGGCGGCCATTCTCGCCGAGCTGCGAGCGACGCGCGAGGCCTTCGAGGGCAAGCAGTTCACCGTCCGCGGCACGGACCTCCACACCGTCAATGCGCGCGTCCAGTCTCTCTACGACGCCGCGGGAATGAGCCGATGATTCCCGACCACGAATACCACGCGGCGCTCCGCTACTACGGCGACATCCTGCGCGTCAAGGCGGCCGTAGCGCTGCCCGAGTCCGAGGACCTGGGCCGCCACTTCCGGACCACCATCCTCGGCATCGGCTCGCGGGAGTCGGCGTGGGGCACGTCGCGGCTCCTCGACATCGCGGGTCCCGGCGGCCGCGGCGACCACGGCCACGGCCACGGCCTCATGCAGATCGACGACCGCTGGCATGCCACCTACATCGAGACGGGCGCGTGGTCGGATGCCGCCTCCAACATCGCCTACGGCGTGAGCGTGCTGCTCGACTGCTGGCGCTACCTCCGCCGCAAGGAGATCCGGGACCCCGTGCTCCTGCGCGCGGCGATCGCCGCCTACAACGCGGGTCCATACCGCGTGTACCAGGCGCTGCTGCGTGGCGACGACCCCGACCGCCCCACCACCGGCGGCGACTATTCGAAGGACGTCCTGGCGCGCGGACGCTGGTATGTGCAGCGCCTCAAAGCCGACTTCCCGGAGGGCGTGATCGGCACCGTGCCGACCCTGCCTCCTGACCCGATTCTCTGATGGCATTCGCCGAGAAATACGCACTCGAGTACAACGACATCGAGGGGACCCTCTGGCGTGTCGAGGTCCACGAGGATACGTACGTGGGGTCGGTGTCGACGCTCCCGCTCGCGGGACGCACGCCGTTCGTGCGGGCGAGTGGATCCCAGAACGCCGACCCCCTGTACCCGATGCGGCCGTCGATCGTGCAGGTGGCGCTCCGCGCCGAGGGCGAGGCGATCCTGGACGACATCTGGACGTCGTCGAACGCGTGGCGCCTCATCATCGAGAAGGCCGGCGCGGAGTGGTTCATAGGGCCGATCGTGGTCGACTCGTTCGGGCGGAGCGGCGACGCCTACGGCGGCGCCTACACGATCACGGCCCTCTGCGGCCTCGGCGAGCTCCAGGGGCTCTCCATCTACGACGAGCTCGTCTCCGACGGCATCGGTCCCGAGGACATGAAGACCGTCGCGGGATGGCTCGTGTACTGCCTGGACAAGGTGGGCCTCCCCACGGGGCTGTACACGGCGACGCGCAGCTTCGCCTACGGCATGACGGCCGGCGACCCTCTGACGCAGGAGTGGCTCCGCGCCAAGCTGTGGATGCGCGACCTGGACCGCAAGCGCACGGTGTGGGACGCCCTCGTGGAGCTCGCGCGTCCGCGGGGACTTCTCATCGGCCAGGAGCGCGGATCGTGGCGGGCCTTCTCTCGGCGGCTCTTCTACGCGTCCTCCTTCACGCAGTACGCCTACGGGCCGGGGTCGTCGGCCGACACGACGGGCACGCCTTCGACGTATACCGCGCACACGGCGATCGCGGCCCCCCAGGCCACGCGCCTGCGCGGCAGCCAGCTGCCGGTGCTGCGGCCGTTCTCGTCGGCGGGCATCCGCTACGAGCACGGGACGATCGACAACATGGTCCCGAATGCCGAGTGGCGACCTCTGACCCTGGGGTCCGCGGAGGCCGAAGGGTGGACGCGCTCCGGCGGCGCGGCCTTTGTGTGGACGCTGAAAGGGTGGTTCCCGACGCCGGTCTCGCGGGCGACGGCCGCGGCGCGTGTGCTCACGATGCCCATCGTCTACTCCACGGACATCGGGAACGTCATCGCTGGCCCCAAGCTGCAACAGACGACGCCCGTGGCTATCGAAGTCGCCGGCGTCTCGGGGCTCACGGTCAACCTCCGGGCGTTCGTGCCGCTCACCGACACGGCGATCTTCCTGAAAATCGGGGTACTGGTCTACGCCTACGTCCGCCTTGTGTGGGTAGGGGCGTCGGACACGTACTACAGCCTGCGGGCGAACAAATCCAACGAACCCGGCACCTGGGAGACGGTGGAGTTCGGGAAGTTCATCCAGATCGAGGTCGCGGGCAACGAACTGGCCGACGTGTCGATTTCGATGGAGGCCCCGCCCGAGGACGGCACGCTGCAAGTCGAGTTCTACACGGGGCAGGACACGGCCTCCGCCGTCAGCAATCCGTTCACGGAGACCATCTACTGGTACCCGATCGTGGTCCTGCCGGTGACGGGCGATGACGCCCAGGGCCACGGCTCGACCGAGTACCGCGCCAGGGACGCCACTTCGACCGCTCCGGACCGGCTGGCGGCGGTCGTGCGGACAGGCACGGGCCCGACGCAGTTCCACGTAGGCGCGGGACTCACGGCCGCCGGCGTGACCCTCGACGACTGGGGCCTCGACGTGCAGGTCACGCCGAGCGGCCTCACGCTCTCCGAGTGGCAGGCCTACGAGGACCTGAAGCAGGTGAGGAGCTTTCTCGATGTCGTCGCGGCCACGTACCGCGGCGAGGAGCTCTCGCCGTTCCGCGCGCCGTCGGAGGGGGGCGTGCCGTTCCTCCCCGGGTGGACGGAGTACGACGGCTACTGGGCGCGCACGCGCGTCACGGCCGTTGAGGTGCGCGTCGACGGATTCACGCCGGCGTACGAAATCATCGCGGACGACCACTACGCCTCTTTCGGCGGGTCGGGCGGCGAGGGCTCGGCGACGATCGTAGCGGCCTTCCAGGACACGGTCGCGGATCTCGGGCGCGTGAGCGCGCTCGCGACGACGACGGCGCTCGTGACGGGCGTGGTGACGAGCATCCCGATCACGGCGATCGCCGACGACCTGGCGGCGATATCGGACGGCGCCCTGGTGGTGGTGGCGGGCCTCTACGGCGGGGCGTGGCAGTTCGAGCTCGCGGGCGCGCACCCGGCGCCCGTGACGACGCTGACGGTCGTGAGCCAGGACATCGGCGAGGACCTCATCCCCGCCGGGAGTTTCGTGTACCCCGCGACCGAGACGCTGACGTCCATCCAGACGCAGACCGCGAACGCGATCTACCAGTCGATCCAGTCGGGGGGCTTCACGGCGCTGTCGGCCGACGTGTCGGGCACGGTGACATCGATTCCCGTCGACCCGACGCCCTTCGCGATCCAGGACGGGTGGCAGCTCTACGTGCGCTCCTCGCGCAAGGATACGATCGACCTCTACGGCGGGATCTTCGTGCTGACGGTCGACGGCGACCACCCCGCGTCGTCGACGTCGATCACGATCCTCTCGCACACGGTGTACGCCGCGGAGAACGACGCCGTGCACCTCCACGAGACGAGCCTCACGAGCGAGATCCTCCAGAACGCCGCGGAGATCCTGCTGCGGGTGATCCGCACGGAGGTCATTGGCGACATCAACACCGTCGTCCAGACGGGCGCGGTCGCGATCTCGGCGGGCAAGGTGGACATCACGGGGACGACGACCTTCTACAGCGGGGACACCCTCGCGGAGGCGATCAACGCCGGCGTGACGACGATCGACGGGGACTCGATCACGACGGGGTCGATCACGGCGGACCGCCTGAACGTCACGACGCTGTCGGCGATCACGGCGTCGATGGGGGCGCTGTCGGTGGACGACGTGCTCACGATGGGCTCCGGGGGCGAGATCCGTCACGCGCTGGACTACTACGCCATCGACTACGACGGCATCCGACTGGAAGCGTCGGCTAGCAAGGTCTCGGGGCGGTCGTACTCCATCGTCGACGACATCGACACCCCGACGGTCGAGTACATCGCCATCTGGGCGGACACGGATTTCGGGATTGCGCGGGTGCAGTCCGAGGTTGACCTCTACCTCCAGTCCAGCGGTCCCGTTGCCGTTATTTCCACGAGCGGAGAGGTCTTGATCTCGGCTACGGGCAACGTGTCCATCACGAACTCCGCCGGGTCCTTCCGTTGGCCGACGGACGCCCCGGCCTCGGGCGAGGTGCTTCGGATCGCCAGCACCGGGAGCCCGAATCTTCTGGAGTGGGCCGCGATCCCTGATGCCCCCACCGTATGGATCGACACCTACGACGGCTCTCCCCCGAGCGGCACGGGCGACGCGGGTGACCTCGCGTGGGACACGACGCACGGCGTCCTCTACATCAAGGACTTCTCGGACACGGTGTGGCGGCAGGTGTGGCCGGTACCTACCTCGGGCGCGACATCCTCCCAGACCGACTCCACGCTCGGAGCCTCCGGCGACTACACGCAGCCGTGGACGACGCGCACCGCGGCCGTGGCCATCGCGGCCGCCGACCTCTGCACGCTCGACGGCTCGGGGGAGGTCATCAAGGCCGACGCCTCGGATGCCGAGACCACGAACGGCTTTCTTCTCATGGCGCCCGCCGCGGTGAGTGCTGCGGCGACCGGGACGTTCCTGTTGCCGGGGGGCTTCATCCGCCACACGAACCTCGGCACGGGGCTTCCGAACGAGGCCATGTACGTCTCGGAGACGGCCGGCGAGATCACGACTACAGCCCCCACCATCTCGCGCATCGTGGGGCATTGGTCGGATGCGAATACGTTCTACTTCTACCCGAGCCCTGCCGAGCACGCGGGGACGGCGGCGGGCGAGACGCTGGCGGCCATCACCATCGCGCACAGCGAACTCTCTGGCGACGACCTCTACTGGTACCGCTTCGCGGAGGACGCGACCGCCACGCGGGCGCAGGACCTGTTCCCGCTCCGCAAGGCGATGTCGAACGTGTGGTTCTTTGTGGTGGCCAGTGAGTCGGTCCCCCGCGGCATCAGCCTCTCCCCGGACGGCCTCAACCTCTACATCTCGGGATCCACGAGCGACAACCTCGTGTGGTACACGCTGGATGCGCCCTACGATGTGGCCTCCGCGACGGCGGCCGGGACGATGGGCCTCAACGGCTCTTCCGAGGGGACTACGCCCGCGGGCCACTGCTGGCGCCCCGACGGCACGTCCGTCTACGTCGCCAACCAGGGTACGGACGCCGTCTACCAGTACGACCTCACGACGCCGTGGGACATCACCACGGGATCGTACGCCTCGAAGTCGCTCTCCGTCTCTGCCGACGACAGCGCCCCGGCCGACGTGTGGATGAAGCCGGACGGCACGGCCCTCTTCGTGATGGGGGGTACGTCGCTCACCGTCTACGAATACACGCTGTCCACGCCCTACGACGTGTCCACGGGGGGATCGTCGGTGGCGTCGCAACTCCTGTCTGGGGATGACACCCTGCCTCGGGGCCTCGCCTTCTCCGACGACGGCGCGAAGATGTATATGCTCGGCGACACGGGCAACGACTTCAACCAGTACACGCTGTCCACGCCGTGGGACATCACGAGCCTGGGGTCCGCGACGACGCTGGCGGCGCCCGTCGAGACGACCCTGACGGCCATGTGGATCGACCCCTCGGGGACGTTCATCGCATTCACGGGCTTCAACTCCGACCGCGCGACCATCGTGCGCCTCAAGACCGCGCACGATCTCTCCACGGCCTACGGCAGCGCCGTAAGCGTGGGCGTCGCCAATGTGCGGTGGCTCACGTGGCATCCCTCGGGGACCAAGATTTTCTACGCGGAGTCCTCGAACGCCAACATCTACCAGCGGACCCTGTCCACGGCGTGGGACATCACGACCGTGGGCGCCGCCACGAGTTACACGTCTACCGAAGGAACGTCCTCCATCAAGGTGGGCGTGGACTTCAACGCCGACGGCTCCAAGATGTACGTCGCGGAAGAGGACTCGCCGCTCGTGTACCAGTACTCGCTCGGCACCAACTACGACGTCACGAGCGCGACCTACGACTCCGTGTCGCTCGACGCATCGACCGAGTTGGGGGTGGGTGCTGGTGTGTGCTGGGGTCTCCGCTTTGGGAACGCGGGGGCGAGGCTGTACCTGCTCCAGAACGCCACGACCAACGAGAACATCTTCCAGTACAACCTCTCGACGCCCTACGACCTGTCCACGGCAGCGTACGCCTCCAAGAGCCTCGCCGTCGGCAACGACCCCTATGGCTTCGACTTCGACGCCTCGGGGCGCCGCCTCTACGTATCGGGCATCACGGCGCAGAGCATCGAGGCGTGGGACCTCTCCACGGCGTGGGACATCTCCACGGGCACGAGCCGCCGCACGATCTACGACTCCATCGCGGCGCACCACATCTACGGCCTCGCCCTCGGCAACAGCGGCGGGGACCTCCTCTTCGCCAACCCGCAGTCGAGCCAGTTCTTCACGGTCCTCAAGCGGTCCACGCCGCCCTCCGACCTCACGGGTCTCGTGGCGCTGAACTACAACCTCAAGTACAAGATGGCGAGCGCCGTCACCGACGACGACTACGACCTCGCCATCCGCGTCGTCTGCGGCTCCACGATCATCGCCGCCGCCAACTCGGGCGGCACGTTCCAGGACGTAGCCACGGGCATTACCACGACGACCAGCACCACGACGGGAGAGACGGCCTTCACCTACGTCAACACGGCCGCGACGCGCGCCGACCTCATGGACGCCGTGGTCGAGTACAAGCAGACGTACACGGCCAGCGGCGGCGCCGACACGACAGCCATAGAGGTCGGATACCTGGAGATCACGGGACTGTACTCGACATAAGCCACAGAGCAACTCTACTGATCTATACCGGTATACCAGTAGCCCCTTTTTCTCACCCCCACGCCCGGAGGACGCGATGCCCAAGGAACTCGGATTCGGCTCTCCCGCGATCCTCACGATAGGGTCGCCCAACCTCTCCACCGTGGGCCTCACGCACACGGCGTACGCCACCAACGCCACGACGGGCGTAGCCTACTCCCTCGGCACCGAGACGGGGGCGGCGGCGGGCACGGACGTGGACATAAACCTGGACCTCGGCGTCACGGGCCTCGCCGCGGGACAGACGTACCGCATCGAGGCGTGGGACGGCGACGACCGCCGGTGGGCGCCCAACGACGCCGACCCCGAAGACATCTACATCACCCTCGTGGCGCGGCCCGCGCCCGCGGCGGCACCATCGACGAGGGCAACCTGATCTACCTCTTCCAGCTCGGCATCAACGGGCGCGTGGCGCAAGCGGAGATCGCGGCGCTCCTCAAGGCCGAGAGCCAGATCCTCGCGGGAGGGCAGGCTCCGACGCACGCCCACACCATGCGGTGGCTCGAAGCCATCGGCGAACGCTTCGCGCCCGAGGCGCGGGCCTTCGCACGCCTCCGCGGTCTCGACACCATGGACCCGCAGGCGCTGCTCATCCCCGAGGAGGAGCCCGCGGAAGCCTCCCGCTGACCCCCGTCCGCCTTGGTCCACGCCGCGCGACGACCGTACCTTTCACGTGACAGACGGAGCCGATCATGAAGCCCAAACCCGCAGGCTACGGCACGAACCCGACGCTGACGATCGAGGCGGTCAACTTCGACACGTCGAGCCTGACGTTTCGGGCGTGGTGCAAGAACGTGGACACGGGAGCGAAGGTCTCCCTGGCCACGGCCGCCGGCGCTACCAAGGGCAACGACGTCAATCTGGTGCTCGGTCTCGGTGCGACCGGCCTCGCGATCGGCCAGGTGATCGATGTCAGGGCCGAGGACTCGGCCGGCAATATCTGGGTCCCCAACGGCAAGAAACCCGACCGGCTCCTCCTCGAGCTCGTCGAGCGATTCGCGGATTAACCACTCCAACCACACCCTGATATGGGAACACTCTCCGACCCTCTCCGCCAGAAGGCGGCCGATGCCGTCGCCAACGCTTTCGAGGCGGCCGACTCCGTCCTCGAGATCGGCACGTCCGCCATGGGCACCGTGCTCGCGACCTTCGACATCGCCGCCACGCAGCCCGCGGCAGATGCGTCCGGCGTCTGGACTTTGGACTTCGACGCCGACACCGTCGTCGCCTCCGGCACGGGCACGGCCGCCGCGGCCCAAATCCGCGACGACACCGCGGCCCCCTCGGATACGATCACGGGGCTCACCGTGACGATCACGAGCGGCGGCGGCGACGTCGAGCTGGACGGCCTCGGGATCACGTCCGGCCAGAACGTCACCCTGACGTCGGTGACGATCACGATGCCTGCGGCCACGGCGTAGTGTCTTGTCGCGCGCACACGACATCCACGCCGGATCACTGCTGCTGGCTGGGCGGCGCCGAGTGCCGCCACCTCGAGAAAGAGGTGGACGGACATCCCTACTCGTGCGCCCTCCGCCGTGAGCTGGGGTCGTGGGACGCGGTCCACGCCGACGCCCGCTACCTCGCCCACGTGCGGCCCTTCTGGGACGGCTTCGCGCCGCACCTCGACTGCGGCACGTGGCCTCCGCCCGGAGAGACCTGCGCCACCTGTAACGCCGTAGGCTGATGGCTACGCTGACCCCTCTTCTCCCTGACGGCGCCCCCGTCAACGTCACGAACGGCTGGGGCGTCGGGACCTTCGAGGACATCAACGAGGGATCGGCGTCTCCGGATGGCAACGAGGTCGGAGACGACACCAATGCCACCGCCGGCGTCATCGGGTACTACCGCCTGTCAGACGTGGACGCGGACTTCGGATCGGCGGACACGCTGAACCTCCTCATCGGGTACCGCGTCACGGGCGCGCAGACCAACACGCGTTCGCTCACAGCGCAGCTCGTCACGGACGAGGCGTCGCCTGTGGCGCTGACCGCCACGCGGACGGTGGCGACGGGCATCACGGCGACGACGCGCCAGGATTCGGGGGCGCTGGCCTTCACGATCTCGGGCACGCCGACGAAGGCGCAGATGAACAACGCGTTGCTGCGCTTGGCCCTTACTATCACCAAGGTCAAGGGGGGCGACACGAACGGCATCCGCGTCGACTACGCGGAGATCACGGGGACGTACACGCCGGAGGTGGCGGGGATCACAGGATCGGGCGCAGTGACGCTCGGCGGCCTCGTCATCGCCGGAACCGGACAGGTGGCCGTCTCCGGCTCAGGGGCCATCACGCTCGGGGGCCTGCAGCCCGTGGGCTCGGGCCAGGTCGCGGTATCCGGGGCGGGGGCCGTCACCTTGGGGGGCCTCTCGATCGACGGAGCCGGTGCAGTCGCCATCTCCGGAGCGGGTAGCATCACGCTCGGCGGTCTGCTTGTCGACGGCGTCGGCACCGTCGGCGGCGTCAGCGGGTCCGGAGCGATCACGCTCGGGGCTCTGGTCATCGCAGGGGTGGGACAGGTAGCTGTATCCGGATCCGGCGCCCTGACGCTCGGTAATCTCGTCGTCGTCGGCGTGGGCGAAGTGCCCGTGTCCGGGTCTGGCGCGATCACGCTCGGGGCGCTGGTCATCGCGGGCGCCGGTACCGTGGCGGTCAGCGGAGCGGGCGCGATCACCCTCGGCGCACCCGTCGTCACGGGTACAGGCTCCGTGGCAATCTCCGGAGCCGGGGCGATCACGCTGGGATCCCTGGCGGTGGATGGCGCGGGCCAGGTAGCGATCTCCGGCGCAGGCGCCCTGACGCTCGGCTCTCTCCTCATCGAGGGCTACGGCACGACCACAGGAGCGATCACGGGCTCGGGGGCCATCACGCTCGGATCGCTCGTGGTGGCGGGTGCCGGGTCCGTGGCCATCTCCGGAGCGGGCGCCCTGACGCTCGGACCCCCGATCGTGGCCGGAACCGGACAGGTGCACGTGTCCGGGGCCGGAGCACTCGTCCTGGGTAGCCTGACCATCACGGGTGTCGGCGAGGTGCCCATCTCCGGCGTGGGATCCATCACGCTCGGAGGCCTCCAGCTTGCCGGATCGGGCCTCGTCTTCATCTCGGGCTCTGGCGCGATCACGCTCGGGGCGCTGGTCATCGCCGGCCTCGGCACCATCGAAGGTGCCGGCAACCCTATTCCGATCGCCGACATCACGCTCGAACTCCCGTGGGCCGACTGGCACCTGGAGCTCCCCGAGGCCGGCGTCTCCATCGAACTCCCGTGGGCCGACTTCCAACTCGACACCGAATGACCATGAGCAACAAGCCGAAGATCGAATCCGAACCCACCTCTCTGGAGGGGTGGATCACGAAGCTCGAGCAGGACATCCGGTCCTACGAGACCCAGCGCCAGGAGCTGGCGAAGGCGCTCGATCTCAACACGCAGAACCTCTCACGGCTTGCCGGCGCCCTCGCGCTCGCCAAGAAGCTGCAGGGGACCAACGGCAAGGCCGAGAGCAACTGAACCACCCACACCCGAACCGAGAGAGAGCATGAATGACTCCTGGCGAGGCGCGCTATCAAAAGGGCTGATCTGGTTCGTGGCGTTCGTGGTGCCCTTCACCATCGGCTGGGCCGTCTCCGACCGCGTGAGCATCGGGCGGGTGCTCGACAACCACACCGAGCGTCTCGTGCACGTCGAGGCGACGTACGTCACGCAGCAGCAGCTGACGCGTAGCCAGGCCGAGATGGACCGGCAGATCGACGAGAGCCTCAGGGAAATCATCCAGTGCCTGAACCGCATCCAGCGGAACGATACCTGCGACTTCTGACCACCCCGCCATGATGACCCCACAAGACCTCGCCAGTGCCGACCTCTTCTCGGTGCAGAACATCCTGACGGCGGCGTTCGCCGCGATCAGCGCGCTCTTCGGATACCTGATGAAGGCGCAGCGCGACCGGATCAAGGACAAGGACCGCGCGGCCACGCACGCCGAGCTGCGCGCCGAGAAGGCCGCGAAGGATCTCGACGACTGCGAGCGGGTCCGGAAGATCCTCATGCAAGAGAACGAGATCATCCGCTCGCGGCGGTGAGTTCCAATAAGGCGCCAAGAACGTGCGCCGTCTTGAATCGTGTATTGTCTGGGATTACCGGAGTTGACCCTGCCACAGCGGCTCAAAAACGGTGATCCCGGCAGGGCTCGAACCTGCGACCCTCTGATTAAAAGTCAGAATGTGACGGGCCGAAAGCCCTTGCGGGTCAAGGGCTTGTGTCTACAGACTCCGCGCTTTCCAATAAGGGTCCAAGGGCAGGGCCGGAAAACGCGACCTCGAACTCCCCCAGGATCGCCTCCGGCTGGAGGTGCGCGTAGATCTCGGTCGTCGTGATCGAGCGGTGCCCGAGCCAGTACTGGATCCGGTCGAGCGGGGCGCCCCCGATGCGGAGCCAGCTGGCAAACGTGTGGCGGAGCGAGTGCAGGTTGAACGCGCCGAGCCCCGCCGCCGTGAGGCTCCGCTTCACGCGCTTCGAGGCATGCTCACCGCGCAGCGGCCAGAGGACGCCGTGGTCCGGGCGCCCCTCGACGGCCTGCCGGGCCCAGGCTCCGAGGGGGACGATCCGGTCGGCGTAGCCCTTGGCGATCTCCCCGCGCACGGTGATCGTCCCGCGCTCTGCGCTCACGTCCGCGCGCCTCAGCGTCACGAGCTCGCCGCGGCGGAGGCCCGACCCGAGCGCAAAGCGGATGAGGCTCTGAATCTCGGGGTTCGTCTCGGTCCGGAGCAGGTGCACGGCCTGGGCCCTGGTCAGGAAGCGCGGAGAGCGGCGGATCTTCTTCGGGAGGACGATGCGGGACGCGGGGTTGTCCGCTCCGAGGCCGCGCTTCATGCACCACGAGAAGAACGACGCGAGGGTGCGGCGGTAGGAGTGCTTGCCGTCGACGGAGCTTGGAGCGAGGACGATGCGGCGCACGTCGGCGTCGGTCACCATCTCGAGCGTGGATCCGGACGGCATGGCACGCGCGAGCCGCCGGACGAGGTATGCCGCGTTATCGCGCGAGCGATCCTTGAGGTCGGGGCGCGCGGTGAAGGCGTCGAGGGCGGCGAGGATCGGCGTCCCGCTCGACCAGGTATCCCTCCACGGGTTGAACTCCTGCCGCTCGTAGGCCTGTACGATGGGCTTCGCGCGTCGCTCGGCGGCCGCCTTGTCGCCCGTGCCGAGCGCGAGCCACTTCTGCCTCTGCGTGGCGGGGTCGTAGAAAATCAGATTCCACCGCTTCCTGTGCTTGTACAGGATCGGCGTACGCGGGACGAGCATGGCCGGTGGTCCTCCGGCCGGAATCTACGCGGCCGTCGCCATCCGGGCCACCCGGCGGATGACGCCCACCGAGTAGACGATCTTCTTGCCGATCCGCCCGTAGGGGATCTCCTTCGAGCGCCGCATCCGGGCCAGGGTGTCCACGTGCACGCACAGGATCTCCGCCGCCTCGCGCTCGGTGACGAGGGCGTCGTCGCCGAGCAGGGCGCGCACGCCGCCTATGGTCTCGGGGTCCTTCATGCCGCCTGGTCGGTGGCCTCGGGCCGGTACCGCGCCATGCGCCCCGCCTCGATGTCGTCCGCGAAGACGGTGCGCTCCAGGACGCGGATCACGGCGTCGCGGCGCGCCCTCACGCCCGAGCCGTACCCCTCGAACCACGCGCGCATCTCGGCCTTGGTGTACCACGCGAGGGCTTCCTTCGCGCCCGTGTCGAGATAGGACAGCTGGGCCATGATGTGGTCGGCGAGACGCGTGGCGGGGGTGATGGAGGGTTTGGGCACGGGTCAGGCGGGGGGCTCGATTGTCGTGGCTTCGAGGAAGGTGTGGTGGTTGCAGTAGTCGTCTCGGGCGACGAATCCCGTGAACGGACAGGATGCCGATTCCTCGTCCCAGTCGCTCGCGTGCCCGCACATCTCGCACGTAGGGTGCCAGTCGCGGACGGTGGCCATGGCGAGTTCCCGGCTCTCGCGCCATATTTGACCGCCCCTGCCCGGCATGGGTGTACTCGTCTCCTTCATGTCCCCTCCCCGCCCGCGGGCGGCTCTTGCTCGATTCGTACAGCGACAGCATTCGGTGGGTACACTATTTGGCCCCCGTCCTCGGTATCCACAACCCACTTGCCATCATCCTCGTGTTCACCCGTGGAGCACCAGGCGATCTTCGTGACGACGGCGATGCGGTCCATTCTGAACCACCCCGGCTGCCCGACCACGAACGAGTCGGTGCCCTCGTTGGTTGGGGTCTCGTGTAATGCGATTACCTTCATCGTAATCCCTCCCCGCCCGTGGGCGGCGTCAGGTGGTCGCGGCTATGGATATGGTCGGCGAGTCGATGTAGTGCTACCGACACCGTGTTCCCACTCCTCTCGAAATCGTATGCCTCTTGCCGCACAATGTCCCTGCACGCACGGCGCTCCTCCTTCACCCGCTCGTCGGCGAGGGCGAGGGCGCGCTCGATTCCGGCCGATGCCTCCTTGTAGGGAACATAGTATTCGGTCGGGTCACACATATCCCCACGGAATGTGCTGAATACGATCTCCTTCTTCACGGTCATCCCTCCCCGCCCGCGGGCGGCTGTTCGGGGTCGGGTATTACGATCACGATGCGCTTGCCCTCGGGGATCATCGCCACGATCTCATCGAAGGAGGGCGCGGCGACCTTGCCCTCCACCTCGTCCTGAAGGTGCCCCCATTCGGCGAACTCGTGCGTCCACACGGGTCGGCCAAGGACAGCCTCCATCGCCTGATGAAAGCGCCCGAAGTCCATGCAGAGTTCGCGGGTCCACAGTTGAACGCGCACGATCTCGTCGTCGGTGGCAGACTCCCACCATCGCGTTTCGAAGAGGGCGATTGCTGCATCGCGCCCGATGGAATGTGCTCGGCCCATCCCCTCATCCCTCCCCGCCCGTGGGCGGCGGGTTGGCGGTAGCAGAAAAATCGTGCGGGTCGCCGCCTCGTGGAGCGATCGTGTCTACGACACACCCGACACGCTGGGCGATCTTTCTCCATACCCTCATCGCGTTTTCGCGGGGCGAGGGGGGAGGCATCCCTCCCATGATGAGATAGGGTACGGGTCTGGATGCTTTCTTAAGTTCTTCCAGTTCCTCGTCGGTCATTCGGTAGTCGGCCATGGTCATCCCTCCCCGCCCGTGGGCGGCGTCAGGTGGTCGCCGCGTTCGATGCGGTATGCGGCATCCGAAAGTGCATCTGCGGCGTCCTTGTCGCGTGTGTCGTGGTAGGTGCCCGCCAGCCAAGTGAGGTGATCCACGATCCGCTCCCGCTCCTCCTTCGCCCTCTCGTCGCCGTGGCGATACAACTCGTCGAGAATGAACCGCACAGCCTCACCGCCCGGCGGCGGCAACAAGAATGAGTTGACCCGGTGTCTCAGGATTTCGTCACTCGTCATCGTCCCACCCCCCAGATCCCGATGATCGCCATCCACGCCATGAGCATCAGGCAGCACGTGCCGACGTGCCAGAGCCCGTGGAGGCCGTCGTAGCGCTCTCGGAACCACGCCTTGGGCGTCCAGAAATTCGACTCCGGCAGTTCGCGCAGGAAGGCGACGAGCAGGAAGGCGACCAGCAGCACGCCCGCCGTCGCGAGATTCGATGTCCACCAGACGGCGGCGACGAGCGCGAGCGCCCACGCGGGCATCGTGCGCATCGTCGCGAGGCGCGGGTCCCCGGCAGCGATCGCCATGAGCACGCCGACGCCGAGGATGACGGCCCCCAGGAGGCCGCCCCACGGCTCGGGGATCTCCTGGTAGGGCGCGGCCGCGACGATCGCCGCGAAGCATACGTACATGCCGCGCTCGTCCATGAGGTTCGCCCACTCGGCGTAGTAGTGGTGGTAGACCCACGACCCGATGCCGAGCAGGATGAAGGCCGCTCCGACGATCGGCCCCGTGGGCTGAGCCGAGAGGAGGATCGTGATGCCGGCCACGATGTAGGCGAGGTTGGTCGCCTCGCTGAAGACGGTGCGCTGGGGTGTCATGTCAGTCCTCGTTGTGGTAGAAGGGGAGCGTGTTCGCGTACTGGTCCATCGCGTGGGGGATCGGATACACGTAACGGATCAGGTCGTCGGCCGCAGGTACCCGGCGGGCGCGCATGTTCGGAAAATCCTCCTTGGTGAACAGGTAGCGGCTCACGAAGAACCGCGCTTGCGCCGGGGTTTCGGCGGCGACGATGAGGCCCCCGGCCTCCAGGTCTCCCGCCCAATAGGCTTTGGCTTTCATGCGGCCTCCACGAGCATGCGGGACCCGGCCCCCAGGTAGTCGATGATGGTGCCCCTGGCGTCCTCGAACCCGTGGCACACGAGGGCCCGGTATCCCTGGCGCGAGAGCGCCGTGATCCAGGTCTTCTGCGGCTTCGTGGTGCGGTTCGCCCCGGCCTTCATCTCGATGTACAGTCCGTGGTATCCGCCGCGGGCCACGGGCAGGCAGAGGTCGGGTACCCCGGCCTTCACGCCTTCGGCCTTCAGCTTCCCGGCGACGGCCTTCATCCGGTGTCCGCCATTCGGGATCGCGTAGAGGAGCTGCAGCTCGGGCAGCAGTCCGGACTGCGCCTGCGCCCATGCGACGACTTGGCGCTGCGCGATGTGTTCGTGCTGTTGGGTCATGGCTTCCAGTGGTCTGGGTGGAACAGGAGGTACCCCATCCACAGGCCCGAGACGATGCCGACGACCACGAGGCCCGTGACGAGGAGCGCGGAGTGCAGGGTCATGCCGCCCTCCACAGGTAGACCGGGCGCCCGTACTGGCCGGTCCTCTGGGCGTCCGTGCGCAGGAGCACGCCCCGCCGCGTGAGGTTCGTCATCGCCCGGCGGATCGAGGTCAGCGGAGCGCGCGTGCCCATACGGCGGTGCACGTCCTCGGGGCTCGCGGTCCAGCCGTCGGGCATCGCGCGGAAGAGCTTCGTGATCCGCTCCTCCTGCGTGAGCGACTTACAGGTCGCCTCCACGAGGTCCGCCCCCCTCAAGCCGGACGTGTTGTGGAACGCAGGAGGATCCGACGCCTTACGGGGCTCGAAGTCGGGAAAATCGAAGAGGGTCATCGGGTGGTCTCCTCGAAAGCAGTTTGCAGGGCGACGAAGAGCGCCTCGCTGACGCCGAAGGCCCGCGCGAGCCCGAACGCCCGGATGGGCGTGATCCTTTCGCGGCCCGCGAGGATGCCGGTGATGGTGGTGACGGACAGGCCGGAGTCCTCGGCGACCTGGTGGGCCGTCCAGCCTCGGGCCTTCATCTCGGCCTCGATGTAGCGTCCGGGGCGGGTCATGGTGCGTCCTCGAAAAGGGACCGCTGTGCCACGCGCTGCACGGCGATCTCGCAGTACTTCTCCTCGGCGTCGATGCCCACCGAGCGGATGCCCGCCTTGCGGCAGGCTACGAGCGTCGTGCCGCTTCCCATGAAGGGGTCGAGGACGCGCCACCCCGGTTCCGCCTTCGCGTACTGGAGGCAGAACGACATGAGGGCGACCGGCTTCTGGGTGGGGTGTACCCGTATGCCGGGCTCGGCCCGAAGCATCCCATTCCACATAAAAGTGAACTTGCGACACGCTGGACCCGCGTTAGACCACGCCAGCTCACAATCGGCAAAGTCTGTCGCCCCATTCAGTTTGTCCCACACGATCCACGAAGGCGAGGGCGGCAGGGAGTAGTAGTTGCCGCCCCACACGATGGCTGTGTCACAGGCGGCGACAGCAAGCGCAACGGCATGGTCGGCAGTGGTGTCGTCCCACGACGACACGCCGTAATCCCTTGCTACAGCCAACCGGCCACGACTGGCGTTGTTGGCCCGCGCCTCCCCGATCCCATACGGCGGGTCCGTGAGCAGCAGGTCAAAGCGCCCCAGCTCTGGCACGATGTCCTCGCAACGACCGTGGTAGATCGTCACCATCTCGTCGCTGTAGTAGGGCTCGGTCATGCAGGCACTCCCCTGTCGGCTCGGTGGATGATGGCGCGGACGGTGGCCGCGTGGATGCCCGTGCGACGGGATGCCGCCTTCTCGATGCCCTCCACAAAGCGGCCGTAGCCAGGGATCGTGTCGATCCGGTTCTGGACAGCCCTGATGTCGTGGATGACGGTGCTGTGGTGGCGTCCGTGGATCCTGCCGATGAGCACCAGGCTTGCTGTCGTACAGCGGCGGGCGACGTACATGGCGACCTGTCGGGCATCCATCACGTCCCGGACACGAGTGCGGGCAAGCAGGATCTCCGGGCGCATCCCGTGATACTGTGCGACGAGCTCGACAACGCCGCGGACCATGCGATGGCTGGTGTGGGTCGGGGATTGCCGTTGCATCCGGGACATGGCTCGGCGGTAGACGAGTGGATGACGCTCTTCGATCGGTGGCAGGCCCCGGCTTCCCATCACGCGGCCTCGGCTACGACCAGGTCGTCGTCGGAGACCCGGGTCACGATGAGCTGCACGTCCTCCTGGCGGGCCCGCTCGAGAAACGCCTCGTAGGACTCGCGGTCGAGGACCTCGAGACCGTCGACGCAGACGAGCGGCAGCTTGCCGGCGCGCAGGATGGCGAGCTGCATCGCGATGTCCACCTGCTGCGCCTTGTTGAGGCGCGAGAAGGGCACGCCGTCCCGGTAGATCTCCCCGTCCTCGCCGATCTCGACGTCGAGGGGCGACTCCTCGAGGAGGCGCGCCTTGAGGGCATCGAGGCGATCGAGGGCGGCGCTCAGTGTGATCGCCTCGCGCTCGGCGACGACGGCGTCCTCGGCCAGGCGGTCGCGGGTCTCACGGCTCTGGGCGGCGCGGCTCGCTGCCTGGAGCTGCGACTCGAGGTCGGCGAGCATCACGGCGTACGTCTCGCCGCCCCAGCCCGCGATGACCTCTTCGAGGGCCTTGTCGCGCTCGAGCCTGGCGATATCCTTCACCTGCTCCAGCCGTCCGCGGGCCGCCTCGATTTCCGCGTTGCACACGGCCACGGCCTCGTCGACCTGGTCCTGGAAGTGCGCGATGACCGTCAGCCTCGCCTCCTCGAACTCCTTGTGGGCCTCCTCCGCCTCGGCCCGGACCTCCGCGAGGGTCCCCCGGATCCCCTCGGGATCCTGGTCAGCCTCGCCGATGGCCTCGGTGAGCTGCTGGGCCGTGATGCGCTTCTCCTTCGCGGCGCGGTTCACGCCGGTGCGGGCGTCGTAGACGGCCCGCCGCACGCCGGCGATCACCGTGAGCGCGTGGTTGGCCTCGGCCACGGCGAGCATGCCGGCGATCTTCGATCCGAGCTCATCGCCGGAGTCCTCGCCCAGCTGCAGCGCCTCGCGCAGCTCGTCGGCCGTCACGCGAAGGGGCAGGGCTTCCATCACGAACTCCGCCCGCTTCGAGGGCGGCGCCGTGAGGAGCTCGACCGGGTTGAGCCCGAGCGTGTCCTGCAGGCGGTTCAGGTACGTCTGGCCGGCGCCGATGGCCCCGAGCTCCGGGTGCTTGACGGTGAGCGACTGCTTGTCGGCCGTGATGCGACGCCGGATCTCGGCTCCGTCGTCGAGCACGAGGACGACCTCGCCGTCGTCGGCGCCCTGGCGGAGGAGCGTCGCGTCGGAGCCTCCGCCGAGGGCGGCTTTCAGAGCCTCGACGATCGAGCTCTTGCCGGAGGCGTTGCGGCCGGTGATCTGGGTGATCCGCCCCGGCTCGAACTCGAGCTCCTCGATGCCGAGGACGTTGCGGATTCTGATGCGCTGGATTCTCATGGTGTTCTCCTTGGTCATGCGCACCTCGCCATGCGGGCGAGGGCGCGGGTTTTGATCCTCGTGATGCGGGCACTGGAGACGCCCAGGTCGCGGGCGATGTCTGTGCCCTTCCGGTCCTCGTAGTACAGCTGCTCCATGACGCCCCGCCACCTCGCGGGCAGGCGCGAGAGGGCGCGCTCGGCGTCGAGGCGCGCGGCGTAGTCCTCGCCCGCGGACGGCCGCTGGTCCATCGTCGACTCGTGGTCTGCCTGGTGGGGCCCGTGTCCAGAGCGCGAGCGCCAGTGGACGCGGAGGTAGTCGATCATGTCCTGCCGCACCACCTGCACGACGTAGGCCGTGAGGACGCCGACACCGGGGCGCCAGGCAGCGAGCGCCTTCGTCGCCGCCTCCCACCCGACGAGCTCGAGGTCTTCGCGCTCGACGGGCACCCTCCCGCGGTCGTAGCGGTAGGCGAGGGCCCGCACGATGGAGCGGCAGACGGTGTACTCGGCAGGGGTCATGTCAGAAGAGATCCTTCTCGGGTTCTGCGTGGTGGCCGTTCAGGCTGGGGGTCCGTGCGTCTTCGAAACGGGCCGCGTCCGGATAGAAGTTGACCTCGAAGGCCTGGACCGGTCCAAACCGGTTCTTCGTGCAGATGAGGAACCCGTTGTGCTCGGAGCGCCAATGGCTCGGGGGCTCGCCATTGGGGTGCTTGCGCTTCCAGTAGTCGGGCCAGTACCAGTGGAAAATGAGGGCCGATTCCTGCTCGATCTTGCCCGAATAGCGGAGCCACGAGTCGTCCGGCCAGGCAGGACCGGAGCCGGCGCGCCGGTACTGTGAGAGCACCAGCACCGCCACATTCATGCGCTTTGCGAGGACCTTGAGTCCCTGGGCGATGGACGACACGCGGAGCTCCTCGGTGTCTCCGCGCTCCCCGATCTTCTCGATGTAGTCCACGATGACAAAGCGCAGGCCTTCGGCGAGCTGGATGCGCCGGGCCGCATTCTGGATCTCGGCAAGAGTCGGGGCCGCGCCGTCCATGACGTGGATCGGAAGGCCCGCGAGCCGGTCCAGCCCGTTCGAGTACTGCTTGACCGATGCCCTCTCGTCCCTCATCTGGATGAGCTGCCCCGACTGGCCCGACAGCCGGGTCGCAGCACGGTGCGCAATCTTCCGGCGGGACATCTCGGCCGACACGATGAGCGTGGGCAGGGCACCCGGCGTTGTCGCGTAGGCGAGAGCCGCGTCAATGGCGAACGTGGTTTTCCCCGCCCCGGCCTGGCTGGCGAGCGTCGTGAGCTCGCCGACGTAGTAGCCTCCGATCCGCCGGTTGACGGAGGGAAAGGCCGTGGGCACCACGTCCATGCGCTCGCCCGCGATCCACCGGGCCAGCTCGTCGCGGGCCTCGGGCACCGCGCTCCGGATGCTGGTGTCGATACGCCCGAAGTCGCCGGCACGGGCCAGGGCGTCGGCCGTGTCGTCCACGACTTCGAACACGTCATCACCGGCCATGAGCCGGTCGGCGGCGGTATAGAACCGCCCCAGCGCATCCCTGCGGTACCAGTCCGCCTGGATGTTGCGGCACAGGATCTCGCCCTCGGTCGCACCTCCCGATCCGGCCGCCGCCTGGATCTCCGCCACCTCGGACGCGCGGCCTGGAAGCTCGGCCGCCACCGTTATGAGATCGACCGGGCGCCCCGCACCGTACAACGCGGCCGCGGCTTTGAACACGTCCCGAAGCGACGAGTCCGAGAAGTAACCGGGTTCGAGCATCGAAACGACGATCGCGCAGGCCCCCGTGTCACGGAGAGCAAGCCCGATGGCGCGGCGCTCGGAGGTGCGAGGGTCGGTCATCGGGGGCACAGGACCAGGTCGAGGTTGACGCGAGGTGGGGTGGCGGCACCACCGCGGCCCGCTCGGGCCGCCCGGAACTTGATCTCGTTGCCTACCCAGTACCGAACCGAGGCCTTCCAGTCCAGGACGGGACCGCCACGTCCGCCCGACAGCCTCCACCCGGTCTGCTCCTGGTTGCTGAGCCAGTGCGCGGCCTCGGCAACCGCGTCCAGGTTGACACCCTGCTCCCGGGCGTAGGCACCCAGGTACTCCACGACCGCGTCCTGGTCGGGTGGACGGCTCTTATCGGGCGGGGAGGGTTTGGGTGGGGCCGAGACGGAGGCAGGCAGGGCAGGCCCGGAGGCGGTGCCGTCCTCGCGCGTGCGCGCCCGAGGGTGTGTTTTGTCTCTCTTTCCTTTGTATTCACCGACTGAAAAACCGGACTGCGGTTTTCCAGTCGGTCGGTAGTCTTCTCCTGGCGGATTCTCAGGCGCTCGGTCGTCTTCTGCGGCTTCAGTGGGGGCCTCCCGAACGACCCAGTGTGTGCCTATGAACTTCCCCCCCTCGGCCTGGGCCGTAACCAGTTCTGCAAACCCCGCGGCCTCGAGCTCGCGGAAGGCCCTGCGAATGGCGTCCCGCCCTTCCTTTAGCTCGTTCTGGAGGTGGTCCATCTGGAGCACCCAGTCGTCGGGCAACGAGAAGATGTATGCGATGAGACCCCTGGCCCGAAGCGACAGTCGCTTGTCCTGGAGAACGGCGTTCGCCATGATCGTGAAGCCCTCAGTGTGAGTGCGCTCCCGGAGGATGCTGTTGGACTGGGCGTTCATGCGGCCTCCTCAAAGGCTTTCAGTGATCCCGGCATTTCCTCGAACCACACGCCGAGCGCGCGCACGTCCTCGTCGTGCTTGATCGCCTCGACGTAGTCCGAGAATGAAGTCATGTCGAGGCCGGAGCTCGACGGCGCGAGGACCACGTCGTGGCCCAGGCATTCCATGATGCGGGGCGGGAGGTACTTCGCCTTGAAGTACTCGTGCAGGACGCCGGCGGCGGTCGGCCTTCCGGCGTCGGCCAGCGCCCGGCGGATGGGCTCGATCACGCCGGCCCAGTAGTAGGCGTTAGACCGGGTCGTGCGGCGTGGACGGGAGACCTGAATGCGAACGCGCCCCCCAGCGTACAGACGAATCTGATCGTCCATCCAGAGTCTCCGGCGGGGGTCTATCTCCCCGCGCTCGTCCACGTCCAGCACGATGTCGAGAGGCCTGGGCATCAGAACGGCAGCTCGTCGTTCTCCGTGCCGAAGCCGTCTTGCACTTCCTCTTCGCTCATGGCGGCCTGCACCTCGCGTGGGGCTTCGTGGGCCGTTGCGATGGGCGCCACGTAGCGCTCTCCGACGTACCCGGAGGTCTTCTCGAAGCCGTAGTTGCGATCGAAGTCGACGAGCTCGACCACCTGGACCGCGCGCAGGCGCAGGCTCAGGCCGAACTTCCCCGCGTGGTAGAAGGCGAACACCTCGAAGTTCACCTTGCAGGTCGAGCCGTTGCCGATCTGCACACGGATGGGCGTCTCCTGCGAGTCGAACTGGTCGACCGTGACGTTGACGCGCTTGCCGGCCTTGTCGGTGAAGTACTCCTTGTTCTTCGGTCTCAGAGAGACGAGGCCCGTGGGCGCGCCGTCGTCGCCGGTGTCCGTCTTCCAGGGCTTGTCGTGGACGACGAGAGCCTTCTTGCGCTCGGCGCGGCAGGTGGCCTCGTACTCCGAAGCCCAGTAATTCTCGAGCTCCTTCAGGATGGCGGCGTGGTTCTCGCGCGCCGGGTCAAGAAGAACCTCGATGGAGTAGGTGCCCCGAGGGTCGTTTTGCGTGGCGAAGCGGTAGTCCGGCGACAGGAGGTTGGCCCAGCGCACGGGCGCGGGGGGCGTGGTGAGGTACTTTCTCTCGGTTGCCATGGGTCTATGCGGCTCTGTTCGTGTGATGAATGCGATCGCGGATCTCCTCGAAGCCGAAGAGACGATCGAGTGGCGTGTCGGGGGTGATCTTCCCCCGGACGACGAGCTGGCGCGGCGGCGCCTGGGAGCCGACCGAGAACTGCCCGATGAGATGCGGGATCTTGGCCGCGTTCTGGCTGTCGGTCTGGTTCTTGAGGTTGTAGGACGGGGCCGACACCCAGTCCTTGGGGCTCCAGTTGAAGAGCATGCCGATGGGCAGGTCCGGCAGGTTCTCCTGCCATAGCGCCCGGTACATGTGCAGCTGGATCTCGTGGCTCTCGTAGAAGCCTTTGCGCCCTGACTTGAAGTCGACGATCGCCACGACCTGGCCGCGCCCGAACTTCAGCAGGCATACCAGGTCTATGGCCCCGGCGTAGCCCCCCTCCGATTTCAGGACCGCCTCGATGGCGATGGGCTCAACCTCCTTCTCGCGGCGGAACGCCTCGAAAGCCAGGATGTCCTTCCGCGCGTCGGCGTACCAGGAGGCCGCAAGGCGCGACTCGCCAGCTTCGATCGCTGCCGACAGGCAGGCCGACGGCAGGGCGTCCAGGTCGTACTCCCCGGTCTTGAGCAGGCGCCCGATCTCGCGGTGCAGGAACGTGCCGTATTCGGCCCGCTCGTCCCGGATGTCGTCGGCAGCGTGCCCGTGGGTCTTCATCCACTGGAGGAGACCGTACGGCGTGGGGGTCGTCGCGCCGATGACGCTCGTCACGGACGGGTAGTACCGGTCCGTCTCCGGACAGTAGTACCAGCGGGATTCGCCCGAGGTGTCGGCGCGGTACAGGCGGTACTCGGGAAGGGGCACCGACGAGAAGTCGGCCTGAACCGGCGTGATGGTCGTGGTGTCGGTCATGCCTCCTCCCTCCGCAGGTCGTGCTCGTGGTCGTCCCAGTCGCGGGGGTCGGGCGCATCCTGGTGCCGGCAGTCGGCGCAGACGGGCACGCCGCGCTGCCAGACGATGTCCTCCTCGTCGGTGGCGACGCCGCATTCGGAGCAGAGGAAGAGGCTGTCTTCGGGCTCAATCACGCGGTCCACCTGTTTGGCGAGCGCGGCGAGCGCCTGTTCGTAGGGGGTCATGGCGGCTCAGGCTGCGACCGTGGGGCCGATGGGGGATGCCGCGCCGCTCGCGAGGGCACGCGCCCACGTCGAGGGCGCCCACAGGACGCGGAGCACGGGGTTGATGAAGACGACGTAGCGGTCGGTGCGGTCGTCGTAGCCCACGAAGCGGCGGGCGCCGGCGCGGGTCACGGTGCCCACGATGGGCAGCAGGGGCTGATGCATGGTGTTACCTCAGAAGTGCTCCCTCGGCGCGGAGCCGGGAGAGCAGGTGGTCGAGCTCTTCGATGGCTCCGGACATGGTGCCCTCGTCGCGCGAGCGGTGGGCGGCTGAGATGCGGCCTCCGACCTCGAGGAGGCTGCGCAGCTCGTCGTCGACGCGCCCGTCGGCCCCGGCGTCCTCCGCGATGCGCGTGATGACGCAGTCGGGGGAGACGTAGGCCATCGAGACGCGGCGTTCTCCGTGCTCGCAGAGCCAGCGAGCGATGATCTCCCAGCGCGCGGCGGACAGGTCGCTCGCGTCCTCCGATACGGACGCCGCCTTGTGGATCGACGACAGGCTCGAACCTGCGATCTCGGCGATCTCCGTGGCGGTGAAGCGGTTTTCGCTCAACACGCGCCGAAGCGCTCTCCTGGCACTTGACATGTCCGGAATCGGATGCATGATCGGATTGTGACTGGTCGCGTACGGCGTTACCGTGTCACGCGGCGGGCGGCAGCTCGGCGACGGCGGCGAGCGCGCGGTGGTTCTTCCGGGCTCGCTCCAGGGCGGCGAGGCGCATGAAGGCGGAGACGGATCGCTCCTCGCGATCGGCAGCCTGGCGGATCTCCTCGAGGTCGCCGTCGGAGACCAGCGTCTGGATGCGGTTCGTGTTTCGATCGTCGGACATTTGTACCATGTGTTGTGTAGGACGGAACGAACATATACACAAGTAGGCACGAGTGCAATAGGCAGGTACACCTTCGTGCCTACTTCACGCCCTCTTCACATGGGACCTCCCGAAACGGTGGCGGACACGATTGTCCGGTTGCTCCGGGATGCCGAGCTGCCCCTGTCGACCGCAGAGATCATCGAGACGTCAGGGATGCCGGCGAACTCGGTGAAGCCCGCCCTTTCGGCCCTCGTCAAGGCCGGGGGGATACACCGCCCCCGCCACGGCTACTACGCCCTGCCCTCCGGAGTTAAGAACACTCCCGGAGAGGCCGATACGGAGACCGTTGCCTACATCCCACTCTCGTCAGCGCACGCCTCGGCCGGCAGCGGATCCGACGTGTGGCAGCCCGAGATTGCCCGATACCTCGCCGTGCACCGCCTGCTCATCAAGCGGGAAACGGGCGTGGACGCGTCGAGGCTGGTCGCCGTCATTGCTACCGGGACGTCGATGGTGCCGACCATCATGCCCGGGGACCGCCTCCTCATCGCGCGCCAGAACGGCGAGCCGCTCCTGTCGCATTCGGTGTACGTCTGGCGGTCCCGCTACGACGGCCTGCTCATCAAGCGGGCCATCCTGCAGGCCGACGGGTCGATCGCGCTCCAGGGAGACTCCGACTCCGAGCCCGCTGGGCGTATCATGCCCTCCGACGATGACCCGCCGTGGCACGTCATCGCTCGTGTCCTCCGCGTCGACAAGCCTCTCTGACGCCATGAAAATGATCTTCGGCGTCGGCCGTCGCGGCGACATCGAGTGCGACAAGCGCGTCGACCGTCTCGTCACGACCTCGGACCGCCTCCGCACCGTCATGGTGGATACCGGGACCTCCGTCTCCGAGCTCGCGCGCCTCGTCGGCGTCTCCCGCCAGAGCGTCGCCCGCTGGAGGGACGGCACCGTGGAGCCGAGCCTCGAACGCCTCCGCCAGATCGCCGACGCCCTCCGCATCCCCCGCACGCGCCTCATGCTCCACGAGGGCCAGACGTACCCGACGCTCGTCATCCAGCAGGAAGGCGAGAAGGACATCCGCATCGTGATCCGCAAGGCCGTGGTGATCCTGATCGCGCCAGGGTGAGACTGCGGCACCCGCCCCGCGTTGGTCCCGGCACGCCCACGGGCGTACCTTGAGCGTGTCATCCGTCACACGCCATGCACCGGGCGGCGGTGGGGCTTGCATGGTGGCCTCTCCTCGAACGCCGCCGTCCCGGTGCGCCTCTCGCCGATGCCCAAAGGAAACATTTTCAGGACGATCGGGAACGTCGTATCCAAGGTGGCGCCTTTCATCGGGCGGGCGATCGCCAACCCGCTCGGTACTGCCGCCGAACTGGGTATGGGGATCCTCAAGGACGTGCTCGGCATCCCCGAGGGTACCCCCGAAGATGAAATCCTGGCCAAGGTCGAATCGATGACGGCCGACCAGGCATTGGCGCTCAAAGCGGCCGACCAGGTGCACTACCGGGCGCTGGCCGCCCTCGAAGTGCAGGACAGGGATTCGGCCCGCGACCTGGCCAAGAGCCGCGGGCTCGTCCACCACGCGATCATCACCTATGTCTTCCTCACCGGCTGGTTCGGCATGACAATCGCCGCCGGCGCCGACTGGATCACCCCGTCGGTCGTGAGTGGAGAGTGGTCGGGGGTGATGACCCTGGCGTTTGGTGCGATCCTCGGTTTCTGGTTCGGATCGAGCTTCGGTTCGAAGCGCAAAGACGACGCGGCCGTGGCCCGATCCTACGAAACATAAGATGGCCCGCCCCAAGCTCGATATCGACGGCAAGGCCAAGGCCCTGGTCTACGCGGAGATGCACGGCGACGAGGCGGCGGCACGGGAGTACGGCATCACCCTGAGGACACTCCAGCGCTACCGCAAGCAGATGTCCGTCGATCCCGATCTGTCGCAGTCTGTCGCCTATATGACAGCTGAGGTCAAGGAGCCCGACGACTGGGCTTCGCGCGCCACGCGGGCGATCCGCGCCCTCCTCGACTACTTCGAGCGCGCGTCGCGAGACGCCTCGACCGCGGACCCCGACACGATCGCGGCCCTGGCCGCCGCGCACAACAGCGTCTCCGAGACGCTCCTCGCCATCCGCATCCTCGATGAGCAAGCTCTTGCGCAGGCTGGAGCGGACGCGCATAAGGGCCGCCCGGATGATGTCCCCGACGCTGTCATCGGCGCATGGGGCAGCAACGGCTCGGCCCCTCGCGCCACCGCCTGACATCCGGCCGCTCGCGGGGCCCCAGCTCGAGGCGTCGCTCTCCGAGGCCGACGAGCTGCTCTACGGCGGCGCCGCCGGCGGAGGCAAGACGTTCCTACAGGTCGGCCTCGCGGTCATGGCGCACCAGAGCTCGATCATCTTCCGGCGTGAGGCGACGCAGGCCACCGAGATCGAGGACACCCTCGACGGTCTCCTGGAGGGCTACGCGGTAGCCATCAACCACAACACCCGGCGGTGGACGCTGCCCGGCGGGCGCATTGTCGAGATCGGATCCATGCCGCGCCCCTACGACTGGCGCAAGTACAAGGGCAGGCCTCACGACCTGCTGGCCTTCGACGAGCTGAGCGAGTTCACGCGCGAGCAGTACCGGATGTCCATCGTGTGGAACCGCACGGTGAAGCAGGGACAGCGCACGCGCGTCGTCGCCGGTACGAACCCCCCCACATCCGAGGAGGAGCGCTGGATCATCGAGGAGTGGGCGCCGTGGCTCGACCCCGCACACCCCGAGCCGGCGCGCCCGGGTGAGCTGCGGTGGTACGCCTACGAGGGTGAGCGCATCGTCTGGCAAAAGACGGCAGATCCGATCGAGGTCGACGGGCGCACGGTGCACCCCAAGAGCCGGACCTTCATCCCTGCGCGCCTGGAGGACAACCCCTACCTCCTCGCCACCGACTACGGCCGCGCCCTCGACGCCCTGCCCGAGGAGATCCGGCGGGCCTTCCGTGACGGGGACTTCCAGGCCAGCGCCATCGAGGACCCCTGGAGCGTCATCCCCACGGCGTGGATCCGCGCGGCCATGGACCGCGTGCCCTCCGAGGTGTACCCCGTGTCGCAGCTGGGCGTAGACCCGGCCCGCGGCGGCAGGGACCAGACCGTGATCTGCGTGCGCCGCAGCTCCGTCGTGGAGCCCCTGCGCGTGTACCCCGGCAAGACGACCCCCGACGGGCCGGCCGTCGCGGCGCTCGCCATGCGCCACGCCGAGGACGGATGCCCCATCGTCGTCGACGCCATCGGCATCGGGTCGTCGGTGGTGGACGCTCTCGCCGCCAACGGCCTCCCGACGGTCGCCTTCAACTCCTCGGAAGCGTCGACGTACGGCGGCCGCTCGGGGTATCTGCGCTTCGCCAACCGCCGCGCCGAGGTCTACTGGCGCCTCCGCGAAGCCCTGGACCCCAACCTGGGTGACGGCATCTCGCTCCCCAGCGACCCGCTCCTCGCCGCCGAGCTCGCGTCGCCGCGCTTCAAGCCGACGGTCCGCGGCATCCAGCTCGAGCCCAAGGACGCCATCAAGGAGCGCCTGGGCCGCTCGCCAGACCGCGCGGACGCCGTCGCCTACGCCTTCGCGCCCTCTCCCGTACTCGTAGCCTTCATGTGACCATGGGACTCCTCCAGAACCTCATCCAGGCCCTGCGGGGCCCCACGCCCCAGGTCCGCGACGTGCCGGACGACGTCTTCGACACGGCCACCGTCCGCGTGCAGGCGGGGTGGGGCGGCATGGACCGCGGGCGCCCCACCGAGCAGCAGGTCCGCGACAACAACCGCGGCGTCTTCTCGGAGTTCGTGGGGATGCGCGCCAAGGGCATCGGGCGCGTGCTGGCGGACGCCACCGTGGTGCGTGCCCTCCCCGACGGCACGTCCCAGGAGGTGGAGATAGAACACCCGTGGCGGCAACTCATCCGCCGGCCCAACCCCCACAGAGCCCGCATCGACATCTGGCGGTGGGTGTCCATGATGCGCGACCTGTCGGGGCCCGCCGACTTCGTCGTCGAGCGCGGGCCTCTGAACATCCCCATCGGGCTCCATGAAGTGTTTCCGGTCTTCGGCCAGATGGTGCCAATCCCGGACGGCATGGGGGGTATTGCGTCCTGGCTCTTCGAACGTTCAGACGGGCAACGCATTCCCCTCGCCGTGGACGACGTGATCCGCATTCGACACCCCGATCCGATCTCGCCCTACGAGACGCAGTCGCTGATGGAGCGCGCGGCCTACGAGCTCGACAAGAGGACGTACTCGGATCTCTACTCCCGCGACATGATGAAGGAGGGGCGCGTGCCGCCCTTCCTCCTCGAGACGGACCAGGCCCTCGACCAGATGACGGTCGACAGCATCCGGACGAGGTTCAAGAAATTCCAGATGGCCTCAGGAGAGTTCCGGGGGGTGCCCATCCTGACGAGCGGGCTCAAGGCCAAGACGATCTCGCTGGATGCCAAGCAACTCGCGCTCACCGAGGTGGAGCAGCTCACCGACACGCACCTCTTCTGGCTCTGCGGCATCCCCCAGGGCATGTACTCGGAGAGCGCGAACCGCGCCAACGCCAACGCCGCGCGCTTCGTGTTCGCCGTCGACACGATCATGCCCGAGGCGGAGTCCGTGGCCGGCCAGCTGACGATCGCCTTCGAGCGGATCTTCGGCGCCGAGCCGGGAGTGCTCGAAATCCGCGTGCCCGACTCGGTGCCTGTCGACGAGTACGAGCAGTCGCAGATCGACGAGCGGCGGATCCGGAGCGGCCTCCGGACCATCAACGAGGTCCGCGAGCGCGACGGCGAGGACCCTGTCGACGGCGGCGACCAGGTCCTGGTACCCCTGGGCCTCATGCCGCTCGCGGCGAAGCCCCCAGAACCCGAGCGGTCTTTTCGTGAGGCCGGACGCCCTGCCGTGGCGACAGACGTCGCCAGAGTGGGTGGGCGCGCCGGCGACGACGAGGACGCGGAGGCCTGGAAGAAGATCGACAAGGCGAGGCGTGCGCCCGAGGCCGCGCTCGACGCTGCCGCGCGCTCCTACCTCACGAGCCAGGCGGACACCGTCATCGCGCGCCTCTACGAGATCGCGGGCGGGGGGCGCAGCGCGCAGCGTGCCGACCTGCCGCCCAGCCTCTCGGTGGAGAGTCTCTTCGATCTCGCCTTCTGGCAGCAGCTCCTCGCCTCCGACCTCGCGCCGCTCATAGAGGCGGCCATGGCCGCGGGCTACGACTTCGCGGGCGTGGCCTTCGATCTGACGGGCACCATCCCCCTGGATGCTCCGGAGGTCGTGAGGATCCTCGCGAAGCTCGCGGACAAGACGAAGTCGGTGCCTCGGACGATGATGGACGAGCTCGACCCCATCATCGAGCAGGCCATCCGGGACCGGGTCAGCCTCGACGAGCTCGCGGGGCGCATCCGCCAGCACTACGACGAGGTGACGCCCTGGAAGGCGCACCAGATCGCGCAGACCACGAGTACCGGCGCCTTCGAGGGAGGGCAGATCCAGATGTTCATCGACGGGGGTGCCACGAAGAAGCGGTGGCTGGAGCAGGGCGACGACCGCGTGCGGGACTCGCACCGCGCCCTCGGGGGCGTCGTCGTCGGAGTCACCGAGAAATGGACGGTGCCGGGGACGACGACCGAGCTCGCGTTTCCCGGCGATCCGGATGCGAATGACCCGAGCGCCGTTGTGGGGTGTCGTTGCAGTATGCTCCCGGTGCCATGACGACCGCGGACGCCATCATCATCGGGATCATCCTGACGGTGGGGCTCCGGAGCCTCCTCCTCCTTCGTGAGCTGCACCGCGCCTACGCCGCCGTGACGCGCGCCGTGCGCCACGCGAAGGCCCTCGAAGAGGACCGCGACCTCCAGGAGCGCATGCTGAAGGACGTGCTCGCGCTCGCCACCTTCGAGGACGAGGAGGTCGCGGACGCGCTCTTCGACGTGTACCTCGCGGGGCGCCAGTCCCTCGTGCGGCGCTACCCCGACCTGGTGGAGTAGGCGCGTTGGTCGCGGGCGGGGGGTCATCGTACCTTACGCGTGACACCTGTCCACTCTGCGCACCGCACGATGAAAGTCGACCCGGTCACGGCCGGCTTCTCGCCCGCCACCACGACCCTTCCGGCCCTCACCGAGGAGCCCACGACCGGCGTCTTCGCCTTCGACGCGGCCATCGAGCGCCCCGACTGGGCCCCCGTGCGCGGCGAGCGCGCGCGGCGCGACTTCCCGATCGAGGTGCGTCGCACCCGCGCCTCGGGCTCGGACGTGGACAACCGCACGACGGTCACGATCAACACGATGGATCAGGACCGCCACGGCACCATCATCGAGCCGAAGGGCGCGCGCCTCGACGAGTACGGCCGCAACCCCGTCGTGCTCATCAACCACGATTATTCACTCCTCGCGGCCACCAGCTCCGTCTCCCGCTCGGAGACGGCGCTCGTCGCCAACCTGTCGGACGAGGACTGGGACCACGACGACCCCGAGGTCGAGAGGTGGTTCCGGAAGCTGAAGCGCGGCCTCCTGAAGGCTGCGAGCATCGGCTTCATGGTCCACGATTACGTCGAGGAGATGATCGACCCGGAGGGAGACCCGCGCGACTGGCGCAACTTCCGGTATCGCATCACGGACTGGGAGCTCGTCGAGTGGTCACTCGTCAGCGTCCCCTCGAATCCCGCTGCGCTCGTAACGCAGCGGATGATGGACCGGATGGGGCACGAGCAGGGATTCCTGCAGCCCCTCCGGGGCCGAACGACCGCAGGCTCGCTGTCTGCGGGCCCTCGCGACCCGGCGCCCACGAGCGCCGAGGATGCGGATCCCGAGAGCCGGGGGGGCTCTCCGGACCCCGATCCGTCGCCCGGGCCCGCCGAGAGTGTGCCTCCCGTCGTCTCTGCCCCACGTCGTCGCCAGGCCGGCCCCGCGGACTACGCCGCGCTGGCTCTTGCGGTGACGCCTGTGATTCGGTCCGAACTCTTACGAATCACCGGAAAAGCGTGAGGTAGACACACACATGAAGGACTTTCAGAGGTGGCGGATAGCGCTCTTCGCGCTGTTCGCCATGCTCGTCGCGGCTTTCGTCGTGACGGGCATCGGTGCCCCGGACGCCCTGACGCTCTGCGTCGACTGGTTCCAGGGCTTCACAGGCCATACTGACGGCCTCCTGATGGCGGCGGCTCCGATCGTCGCGGCCGTGGGCAGTACGGGAGGGGATGGAGACACAGAGACCGCTACCCCGGTCGTTCCCGCCGGCGACGGCGTCGAGTACGACCAGAAGGCGATCGAGGTCACGGTCCGAGAGGCCGTACGTGCGGCGCTCGGAGAGATCCGCAAGACCGAGGCCCCGAAGGAGGACTCTGCCATCGCGAAGATCGCGGGCGCCACCCGCGTCATCGCGGACCGCACGCCGAACTGGCAGCGTAGGGCAGTGGCGCTCATGAACGTCCTCTCGGCCACGGCCCAGCGTGACCCGGACAAGATCGAGCGCTTCACGGCGCGGCTGCGGGAGCTGCAGCGGGCGGTGACCCCGCAGCTGCAGGCCGCCGAGCGGGCCGTCGCCGAGGACATCCTGAAGGATGCGGGCTTCAAGGGCTTGGCCATCCAGCGGACGATGTCCACGCTGTCGGACGGCGCGGGCGCCTACGACGTGCCGATCCCGATGGCGGCGGAAATTTATGTCGTCGTCGAGCAGCACAGCATCGCGCGGGCGAACTCGCGGCCCATCCAGGTCGTGAACAAGTCGCTCGACCTCACCAGCATCGCGACCAAGATGGTCGCCTACTGGAAGGCGGAACTTGCGCTCTACACGGCCGCCGACTTGGTACTCGGCACGGCGTCGCTGGAGCCGTCGAAGCTCACGGGCCTTACCAGCTGGTCGAACGAGTTGACCGAAGACGAGCAGGTGGCACTCCTGCCGTACCGGATCCAGTCGATCGGCGAGGCCTTCGCGCTGCAGGAGGACTTGGCTTTCTTCCTGGGCGACGGATCGACTTATGGCTCGACCGTCGGTCTCCTCAACCTGGCGAACGCGGTCGGCGTCACGCAGGCCGGGGGCGAGACGACGCACGCATCGGCGAGCCTGGCCTACCTGCGGCAGATGCGCGATCAGGTGACGATCGCGCGCCGGACGGGGTCGGCATATTATATGCACCCGGACATCCTGTCGATCATCGAGGTCGAGGGGAGCGGCACGGCATCGACGAACCTCGCGGGCTTCACGGTCGACTCGAATGGCGAGATTGCCCGGATCTGGGGCTACCCGTACGTGCTGTCCGAGGACATGCCGGCGACGGCTGCGGCCGGAGAGCCGTACGTCATCTTCGGCAACCCCTCGCAGTACGTCCTCCGGGGCGAGAAGGGCGGCGTGCAGATGGCCACCTCCCGCGAGGGCGTCATCTCGGACGCCGGCGGGGCGATTCTCCTGAACGCCCTGCAGCAGGACGCGACGATCCTGGTGGCCCGCGAGCGCATCGCCTTCGCGGTGCCGGGCGCCTTCGAGGCGTCGTTCTCGCTCCTGACCACGGCGGCCGCATAGGTCGCCCGATGACTGAATGAGGCGGGGGCGGCGGCCTGAGCGGGTCGCCGCCCTTCGCCCAAACCGAGATCCATCATGGCAAAGACGCAAGAGCCCAAGGCGCCCACGCCGGCGCCCAAGGGCAAAGCGGTCGGGTATTACTTCCTGCGCCCCGGCGCAACAAAGGGCTTCGTGACCGGCATCCCGAGGCGCTTCCGCGCGGGCGACCTGATCGAAGCTCCCGAGGGCGAGTTCGCGCACGTCCGCCAGGGCTGGTACGAGACGCGGCCCCTGGTGGCCAAGAAGGTCAAGGCGGAGAAGACGGAGGAGGAGACCGAGGAGTAGCCCATGACGACGCTCTCGCCGCATGCGCTCATCGTGCCGACCGACATCGCCGAGGCGGCGGTCGGGGGCATGGAGACCGAGGTCACGAGCCTCGGCGAGGGCATCCTCGCGTCGATCATCAACACGGTATCCCGCGAGGTGGAGGAGGAGGTAGGGCGGCGGCTCCACGTCCACGCGGACACGCTCCACCTCCAGACCTCGGACTGGGAGGAGTCACCCCGCGACGGCTACGCGGCCATGCTCTGGCTCCCGCTGTGGCCGCTCGTCGAGGTCACGACCTCCGGCGTCACGGTGGCCGCCGGCACGGCCTACCCCGGAGGGCAGATCGTGTACGCGAATGAGCGCTACACGGAGCTCGCGGGGTTCTTCGGATACCGCCGCGAGGACCAGACCCTCGCCACGCTCCAGGCGATCACGGGCCTCTCGGCGCTCACCGTGCTTCCGGAGGCCATGGACGGTCTGGTGCATGACGTCGCCTGCGAGCTCGCGCTTCACATGATTGACGTGCGGGCGGCAGGGCGCTACTCGGGAGGGCGCAAGATCCAGCAGGTGGGGAGTGTGCCGATGACGATCGAGGCGCCCGACCCCCTGCGGAGGACACGCATCCTGCAGCGCCTGCACTCCTGGAGGCCCCTCGCCGTATGAGCACGCGCGTCACGATAACGCCGCACCCGGACCTCGCGGGATTCCCGGCGCGCCTGGAACGGGCCGTGGACCAGAGCCGCCCCGCGATCCGGACGATCCTCACCATGAGCGCCACGAGCGCCTACATGCGCTACGCCGGCGCGCGCGTAGGGCCCCGGGCTCCGGACGACCGCGGACCGCTCCGCATCGTCACGGGCCGCCTGTCGCGCTCGCTCACGGGCGCCCTCGGCGCCGGCGGCGGTGCCGGGCGGAGGGAAGACGTCAACGTCTTCTCGTGGAGCGGCGGCCGCGGCCAGATGACCTTCGGGACGCGCGTGCCCTACGCGCCCGTCCACGAGGAGGGATGGTCGGGCGTCGTGCGCGCCCACACGCGGACCGTCCGCGTCGTCTTCGGCCGGAAGGTCACGCCGCACCCCGTCCAGGTCTCGGCCCATTCGCGCACCGTGCGCGCGCGCGCCTTCCTCTCTCCCGCCGTCACCGCCACGCAGTCCCTCGTCCTCGGGCGCCTGGGCGAAGCCATAGCGGAGGCGCTGCAGCCATGAGCATGACTGGCAAGCGAGCCGAGATCGCGGCGCTGATCCTCCAGACGCTGGAGACCATCGAAGGCGCGCAGTACGAATCCTCGTGGCGCATCGACGAGCACTACCGCCTCGCCGTCCTTGAGGGCGCGAGCGCCGAGGACCGCCGCCGCGTTATGGGCGACCCCGTGCGCTACGGCGCCGTCTACCTCATCGGCGAGGGATTCATCCAGACGCCGGGGCGGATGACGGCCCAGGAGCGCCCGCTCGACACGCGGGATACTTTCCTGGTCGAACTCTGGTACCGCTACCAGGACCACGAGGACCTCGCCTCTTCGAGCGAGGCCATGTGGAACGCGATGACGACGGGGGAGGGGAGTGTCCTCGACGTCCTCCGGCAGACGGCATGGCTGTCCTCGGCGTCGGCGCCGCTCGGTATCCCCACAGAAGCGTCCTTCGACATCGTGGCACTCACGAGCGGCACCGAAGCGCTGGCCCACCATATGGCATTCACGATCGCGGTGGAGTGACATGACAAGGAAATCCAAAAGCACTCGGGGCAAGTACCTCCGCGCCATCAAGACCTTCTCGTGGCCCTACGGCGAGATCCGCGAGGGGGAGGAGTTCGAGGCGGGGCCCCACCCCAAGGGATGGCTCACGGCCCGCGAGATGGCCGACCACCTCGTGAAGCGCGGATTCGCGGAGATCGTCACACCACCCACATCAGAAGACCCGGCAGAGGCCGAGTAGGACATGGTAGGCATCAGCAAGCTTGAGTTCTCGGACGACCTCGTCTGGTCCACGCAGGCAGGGACGTGGGACGAGATCCTCATGACGGCCACGCTCCGCGACGGGTGGGAGCCGGCGACGCCCGAGGTCTTCCGCGAGGAGACCGTCGACGGCAACGTGCGCCAGAACGGCATGCGCTGGCGGGGCGCGATCCCCGTCGACGTCGCCACGACGCCGCTTCCCGCGGAGAACA